CCCTGCCGATCAAGACCGTCGCGATGCTTGCGAGTTCGATCTAAAGCTTTTCATTCAGACCTACGCTGTTTCGCGTTGCCCTTGGGAGTTCGGCGAACCACACCTGGAAGAGATAGCCAAGATTCAAGAGTCCGTACTTGAGGGCGGGTTGTTTGCGATTGCGATGCAGAGGGGTGGGGGCAAGACTACTATTGCCATTGAGGGCTGCAGGTGGGCTATATCTTACGGTCATATCTCCTGGGTTGTAATGATCGGAGCTACTCTTGAGTTGGCGATAAAGAATATCATGGTCCCTCTCAAGCGGTCTATTATGGAGGACAAGCTGTGGGGTGAAGACTTTCCTGAGCTATCAATACCGTTCTGTGCACTTGAGAATGAAGCAAGGAAGTGTAACGGTCAGCGGTCAAATGACGGCGAGAAAACGAATGTAGAGTGGGGTGCAGACCGCATAGTATCAGCAAAGGTTGGTTACAAGACCGACGAGTCTATTATTAGCTGTCACGGTTTGACGGGTGCGTTTCATGGCATGAGGTATGCCAGGTCTTGCGGGACGATCATCAGGCCCGAGCTTGCATTGATAGACGATCCTCAGACGCTAGAATCCGCGAGATCACAGAAGCAGAGCACCGACCGCCTGGAGGTTATAAATTCTGGTGTACTTGGGCTGGCCGCACCGGATGTCGAGATGGCTGCGGTTGTCGCGTGCACTAAAATGAAACACAACTGCCTATCCTCTCAGCTCCTTGACAGGGCCAAGAACCCTGAATGGCGTGGTCGCACCTTCAAGATGCTCGATCCGATGCCTGATCGGATGGATTTATGGTCGCATTACGCGGAGATACAAGCCGAGCGACTACGAGAAGACGGCACTCGGGCCATTGAGGACAAGTACCTGAAGGACAATTGGGACGATATGCACGCCGGGGCGGTGCTGTCATGGCCTGAGCGTAGGAAGAAAAAGGACTTATCTTCGCTACATACCGCGATGAACTATTGGGCACGTAACGAGGGCTCTTTCGCGTCCGAGATGCAGAACGAACCGCTAGGCGATAACATCGAATCGGGCGGAATAACGCCTGAGATCCTTATTCGGCAGATAGGCGGCTATGCTCGCGGGGCTGCCCCCATTGAAGCGACCGGATGCGTGGGTGCGATTGACTGTCACGACAACCTTCTCTACTGGCTGGTGCTTTGGTACAATGCTGACACGTTCACTTGCGGCGTATCGGACTATGGGACGTGGCCGGGGCAGGGATCGAGGAACTTCACGCGAGGTCGGACGCCATCGGACATGGTAACGGAAGCTGCGAAGGAAGGAATCGCGGGGCCGGAGGGGATAATGCGGTATTCCCTACAACAGCTCATGCCGATCATGCTGAATGGCGGGGTGGTTCGTGCGGATGGGCTGGAATTGCCCGTTGCTCGCCTGGCGGTGGACGCAGGATGGCGAAAGGAGACTACATACCAAGCGATAGAGGCGTTTGGTGCGGGGAAGACGCACGCGTTGTTCGGTCGGGCGATAGGGGTGAAGCAGAAGCCGCTCAATGACGCGGTGAAAGCGGCAAGGCGTGGACGGCGGGGACGCAAGACGGGAGATAACTGGTACACTGACAGGCTACGCGGGGAGCCAGAGCATATGGTCCTGGATACGAACTGGTGGAAGTCGTTCATGTCGTCAAGGCTTCGGACCCCACAGGCGACTAACGGGGCATTGTCGTTCTACAAGGAGTCGTCGTCGCACCATTACCTGCTATTTGACCATATGACGATGGAGCGTCCGAAGACCGTAGCGACCGAAGAACGATCTATCGAGGAATGGTCCGAGCTTCCAGGCAGGACGGAGAATCACTGGTTCGATTGCCTAGAATACTGCTTAGCGGCGGCGAGTCACCAGGGTGCACACCTCGACGGGGCAGCGGCCACGACGGTTAGAATTGCATCCAACCAGCAACAGCAGCAACAGAAAGCACCAGGTCATCAAATCAACCAATTCGGAACGCTTAACAGATAGGAGATGGTAATGGCTAAGAAGAAGACCGTAACTAAGGCGACAAGGAAGAAACCGGAGAAGCGTGAGTCCATCGCCTGCCCTGCGTGTAAGTGCCTAAAATCCTACGTGGACACAACGAAGCCAGCCGACGATGCTATCGTCCGGTATCGCATCTGCTTCAGGTGTGGGCGTCGATTCTCGACCGAGGAGAAGCGGAAATGGTAAAATAGGAACACATATGGGAATTAAGGCACGAAATAAGCGTTGCTTATCGCTACGTTAGTTCCTATAATCAAAGCAGTCGCCGACGGGTGACTCCAATTAAAAGCATAACAAGAGCCATGTGGGGCCACATCCCTGCGTGGCTTTTTTTGTGCTTGGAACTTAACGGAGATAGACGCATGCCTGACCCTATCGACGCTGACGCGATTGCAGAGAACGCGGCAGGCCCGCAAAGTGCATCCGGCGACGGTGAAGCAGTGAGCCAGTTCTCCATCTCCGATCAGATAGAGGCAGATCGTTACGCAAAATCAGAGTGCGGCAAGGCAAACGGCGTATTTCCTATTGCTTACCAGAAGCTTCAGCGACCGGGGACAGCCTAATGGGTATCTTTACGCGAATGAAGCAAGCAGTAGGGCACGTTGTCAATGGCGGCAAGCCTAGGCACTCGCCAACTGCTAGCGGCTCTTATGATGGCGTCCAGACCAATACGGACAATGCCAACTACTATTCTGCTGCCGACCTTCTCTCGGCTGATGATGCCAATAGTTTCACTGTCAGGCGTACCGCACGCAGCCGGGCACGTTACGAGATGGAATCTGACCCGTCTGCCTATGGTATGGTTGCGACAGTATCGAATGACCTTATCGGTCGTAACATTAACTTCCAAATAATCGGGGCAGAAAAGGAAGACGCTCGACTGGTTGAGGATCAGTTCAAACAGTGGATGCAGGCAGTCGATTTTAACGCACGTATGCGCACGCTACGAATGGCCAAGGCTGTAAGTGGAGAGGGCATAGCTCTGCTTACCCATAATCCGCACATTGGAACGCCTGTAGAGCTTGACTTCCGGCCTGTCGAGTGTGACCGTCTATCCGATCCGACGTACTCGATGGCCGCTGACCCGAACAATATCGACGGAGTAATCCTAGATGTCTACGGCAATACTACAATGTACTGGATTCTACAGAGCTACCCAGGCCAGTTGCAGATGTCAGGTACAGGTAACGAGTACACAGAGCACGAACCGCAAAACGTCATTCACTGGTTCCGAGCGACGAGGCCCGAACAGCATCGCGGAATCAGCGAGCTTACGCCAGCACTCCCGCTATTCGGATTGAGGCGTCAGTACCTGATTGCAACTGTTGACACAGCAATTAATATCGCTCAGACGAACGTGGTTGTTAAGTCGAATGCGTCTGCTATATGCGAAAAAGATAATGCCTACTCCATGGCGAACCCATTACAGGTCTACCGAAACCAGATGACCATCCTGCCTTATGGGCACGATGCGATGCAACTTAAAGCCGAGCAGCCCACAAGCACGTTTAACGACTTCGACGATCACCTCTTACGTGAGATTGCCCGATGTCTCTTGCTGCCACGCAACAGTGCTACAGGCGACAGTAGCGACTACAACTATTCAAGCGGCCAACTTGATAAGCAGGCATACTGGCGAGCTATCGAGATCGACCGAGCTGACATGGTGCGGCAGGTATTGAACAAAGTTTTCTATCGCTGGATTGCTGAAGCGATCCTCATCGAAGGATACCTGCCAGAATCATTCAGGGCGATTGACGCTGTGTTTGATACTCGATGGTTCTTTGATGGTCCGTTGCACTCCGACCCGGTGAAGAACGCGAACGCGAAGAAGATTGAGCTTGAGACAGGCCAGACTACATATCAGGATATGTACTCAGAGCAAGGTGACTTTTGGCGTGACAAATTCGATGAACGCAAGGAAGCACAGGACTACGCAAGAGACATCGGGCTTGACATAAACACAGAAAGCGAGGGCGGTGCAAATGCCCAAGAGCAAAACACGAACCAAGCATTATAGCACGATGCGAGTTGCTACAATTGAATGTGCGGCACTGCCTACAATCAATGGCGAGGCAGAGCTGCCATCGGCACAGATTACAGGCTACACCGGAGAGCCTATGCAGATCGAAGGCTTCAGTTTGCCTGTGGTCATCGACATAGACTCGCTGATTATCCCCGAGGGGTCCACGTCGATCCTGCTTAATCACGATCACGATAAGATAGTCGGCCATTCGGTTGACATTAAGAAGGAAGATTACAGGGTAGAGATATCTGCATCACTGTCATTCCCTGGCAAGTCGCGTGACCATGTAGTACAGTCAGCAAAGAACGGATTTCCCTGGGGGGCATCGATCACTGTTGATTTTGGCAAGGTTAAGAAGGTATCTCGTAACGCAGTCGTAAACGTAAACGGTCGCCAGTACAACGGGCCGTTAAATGTTCTTTATAACTCTCGCTTGAGAGAGACAAGTTTCGTGCCTGTTGGCGGCGATATCAACGCCACAGCAGCAGTATCCGCCCAGATGGGCACAACAGTAGAGGAGTCAGACATGACTTTTGAAGAGTTCGCTGCGTTACTTGACGTAAGCCTAGAAGGAATCGCAGAGGAAGACTTGGCCAAGCTGCAAGCTGGCTACGATGCAATCTTTGGTGAGGCTGCTCCTGTGGAAGCAGAAGCCGCAGCTGAAACCGACGGCGAGAAAGAAGAGAAGGAAGTCAAGGAAGACGACAAGGAAGAGGAAGCTGAATCGGCTCCAGCGTCCGCGTCTTTCCGCCCTACGGCACAAGCTGGCCTTACTTCGTCCCAGCGTCAGCTTAACGCGATCCGTGCTGGATCTGGCCGACCGCCTGCACCGGGAAGAATTTCAACACGTCCCGACGTGAATCGAATCGTCGCGTGTGCGCTAGGTAGCACATACGGCATCAACGGTGCTACGCTCGAAGATGAATACACTGCCGACGAGATGACCGAAGCCACCTCGCGTCAGATGCGTGGCTACGGCATCAAGCGCCTATTTGCCGAGACTCTATCGGCTGCTGGTCGTGGCGTATCGGTCCATTCGTTCGGACCTGAAGACGTCCAAGCTGTATTCGCTATGGGACAGAGCGGGCGATTCAACCCGACCGCCCAGGCGTCGGGTTTCTCGACTCTAAGCCTTCCTACAATCCTCGGTGAAGTGGCGAACAAAAAGCTACTCGAAGATTTCGGTATGCGTGAATCGGTAGCCGTCAAGCTCATGGACGAAACGAGCGTGACGAACTACCAGAAGTTCACCTCTGCCCGTCTTACGATGGGTGGCGAGCTTGAGGAAGTCGGACCTGCTGGCGAGATCAAGCACGCAACGATGTCCGAAGAGACTTACGAGAATCAGGCCAAGTTGCTGGCTAAGATGCTGCAATTGACCGAGCAAGATGTCGTCAATGACGAGATGGGTGCTTTCCTTCGTAACGCTTCCAAGTTCTCGCGTATGGCGTTCAACACTCGTGAGCTGATGTTCTGGCGTTTGCTCCTTGCGAATACCGGTGACTTCTTCCATGCGGACAATAAGAACCTCGCAACGAAGGCACTGTCCATCGAATCGCTGACCCAACTACGAACGCTCATGCGTAAGCAGACGGCGGCTGATAAAATCGCACTCGACACTATGCCCAAGTTCCTCGTGGTTCCTGTCGATCTTTCCGACACTGCGGATGGCCTTGTTAAGACTGTCACGGTCAACGAATCGACCACGACCGACACGCCCAAGGTTGACAGCAACCCGCACGCTGGCAAGTACGAAGTGCTCGACACTGCCAACCTCAGTAACGAGGCGATTGTAGGATATTCGGCTACGGGTCACTACCTGTTCGCCGATCCGAAGGATATCGCGGCTTTCGAGATTGCGTACCTGAACGGACAGAAGACGCCGGTTATCGAAACCGAAACGGCGGCGTTCACTCAGTTCGGAATGCAGATGCGAGTATCGTGGCGGTTCGGTATCGCCCAGGTCGACTATCGTGGTGCCGTCTTCTCTACCGGAACTACGTAAGCAAGTTTTCTCCTGTGGGGGCGGTGTCCGTTGGTTCGCTAGCGGGCACCGTCTTACAGTAACATTCATACGAAAAGGATAGATAATCATGGCACAGACTTTCCAAGCCCGTCGAGATTCTGAGGGCGACTATATCGACTACACCCCGTCAAGTGACGTGGATGCAGGCGAGGTAGTACTCCTTGGAACGAACCTTGTTACCGTTGCCCCGCGAGACATCTTGTCTGGCGTTAAGGGTGCGGTCGCTACACGCGGCGTCTTCGACGTTGTTATCAAAAACGAATCGTTTACTCGTGGAGTGGCGATTTATTGGGATTCGACTGGCGATCCGTACAACGGTGAGGCTGGCACTGGGGCAGGAACCGCTACTGCTAGCGGTAACGCATTTATGGGTTGGGTTATCTTTGCAGCAACTGGCGGCACTGATGAATTCGCGACTGTCGATCTTCGCTCGATGGAAGCCGTCGCAGCCGAGTCCATTGGCTTGGCAGACCTTGACGACGTTGGTGCTCTAACGTACACGGCTGGCAGTCTGCTGGTTGGTGACGGTGACAGCATGGAACAACAAGCGGTATCCGGCGCGGTCACGCTCGGTGGCACTGGTGTTGCTCTGATCAACCCAGATACTGATCTTGGCTCAAGTGGTATAGCTGGATCGTTGGACATCTTCCCGACGACTGCTGCGAGCGGTAAGGCTGCGATCAGCGTGACCGATCAGGCTGGTGACACGACAGTCAGTGTCGTAATCGGTGCGATGGGTCAAGCGACAGTCGTGACTCTGGATGATCCAGGTGCGGATGCTTCGTTCGTGACCGATGAAGGTGCCCAGACGATTGGCGGTCTCAAGGCATTTACGCTGATGCCGACCATGCCAGTGGCTACGGTTGCGGCTGTGGGCTCAGCTCAGGGCGATGCTGCTGCTGTAACGACAGGATTCACTAAGGTGACTGCTGCCGATGCGACTAAGGCGATTGTTCTGCCAGCGGCGACAGGCGGTCAGATTTGCTACATCGCCAATGTCGTAGCCCAGACGCTTCCTATCTTCCCGGCCTCTGGCGATTCGATCAATGAGATTGCTGCTGATAGTGCCTATACTATGGCGGCAAGTGTATCGTTGATCCTTGTATCGTTTGATGCTACGGAATGGTACAGCTTCCCGCTGTTAGGATCGTAACGGTGATTAAATGACAAGCCTGCTACAAAAGGGGGCCGAGCTTCGTAATTCAATGCGTAGCTCGGCCTTCGGGCAGACCGTATCCTATAAGCGTGTCAAAGACGGCGTGACGCTTACGGCTACGATTATAGCCCGGCCTAACTTGGTTGACTATGAGATAGACGGCGGCGACGCTGGCCTGTTCTTTCAGTCAATGGACTTCGTATTTGACGTTGCCCAAGCGGTGTGGTCGGAGAACTCAGAGACTTTTGAGCCTCTTGCGTTCAATGATTCAATCACCTACGACGGCAAGACATACGAAGTCGCAGCAGTAGCAGGCGGTCAGCACTTTACGTACTCGGACCATAAGCGTCTGAGTTGGCGAATCCACACTAAGGAGAAGTAATGCCGAATCAGTACGACGTTGCCAATGTAACGGAGCTTGCCCAATGGATAGTTGATAACCTCAACGAGTCCACGTGGAATATCAAGTTCGTTGCTCAGCGTTACAACCTGCGACGATTGAAGCTTGACGCCGTTGCGTCTGACGTTGCGACCGTATGCGTATGGCCGAGCCAGATCACGGCAGCGATCAGTCCAAGGTGTAGCGTAACGGATGATACGGTTATCGTGATTCAAGCGTACCGAAGCGGGGCACCTGACGACCTCTCGACACAGGACGACATGATCAAGCTATGCGAGGATATACGCGATTACTTCAGTATAGCCGAGCAAGAGAACACGTTACCGGGAAACGTGAACGTATATGAAGTGCTCGTCGATTCAACACTCGATGAGGACGTGCTAGAAGAGTACAACCTATTTAGCTCACGCATGAGCTTGAGTTATAAAATCAAACGACAGGTAAGCAGTTAGGGAGAATACAATGGCGAACAGACAGGAAAGCACAACATTCGTAGGGTCGCATTCATTCAGTGGGGCCACGTCGCTAGCTCTCGCGAATGACACGATCAAGCCGTCGGATGTACGACCGGGTACTATTTTTCCGGCATCAAATTGCAGCCATCAAGTACACGCGACGTACAGCCAAGAGATTGGTTCTGACGTTGCGAGTTTCGAGATACAGGTATTCACTGGCCTCTTTGCTGGGACGGTGTATGCAATTAAGATCGTGCCCGACGTTGTCCCTGCTGGTGGCGATAAGACCGTCACGATCGACGTGCAGCAGGCAGCGAGCGAGGGGGCCTACTCAACCTTGCTGACCGCCCCCCAAGTCATTAGCTCTACCGACACGGATAACAAGGTTATCAGTGCATCGCTCAGCGGGACTCCCATAACGGCGGCAAATTCCACGATCAAGTTTATCGGGACGGCAGCAGGATCGTCCGGCACGCAATGCCAGGGGCTTACCATAACGATGTACGTACTCGAACAGGGTCAGTAATGCCAGTAACCAAAGTCAAAGACGGCG